CATATTGATGACCGAGTTAGACCATCCACCGTTTCTGATCCTTTTGATGATTGCGTGGTTTCTGACTACCGTACAAGTAAAACAGCAGATCTTCATTATTTTGATTCTCCTTTATTCTTGAGCGTTGATCGGAAAATATCCGATTACATAGGATTAGAACCATTTCTTGGTGAGACCATGCAAGCTCAACGTTATGAACCAGGTCAATACTATAAAGAGCATTGGGATTTTTTCATGCCAGGAACACCAGAAAATCGCCTTTATTGCGAATGGATGGGGCAGCGTACTTGGAGCACAATGATTTATTTAAATGATGTCGAAACAGGAGGAGAAACCTATTTTAAACATCTGAAACTAAAGATTAAACCTCAAAAAGGTCTTCTGTTGGCTTGGAATAACCTTTATAAAAATGGACTTCCTAATTTAAAAACTATGCATGAGGCGTTGCCACCCGTTAGCGGTTTAAAGTACGCAGTAACTAAGTGGTGGCGCAGCTATTCGTTGATTTAATTTGCGGCAATACTGAACTTAACAACAGCATTTGTTCCGCCGGTTTCTTTTAAGAAGTTGCCACGTACGAATCCCATTGGCGCACCATTGACGTAATAGGGGTACGTACCATTTGATGTAATGGTATTAGAAATTAACGGTCCAAAATTAATTCCATCGATGCTGCTATCTAATCGCACCACCACAGAAGTATCGATGTTAGAAACCGTTGCAATTAACGTATAGTTCCTTGTTGATAAATAATTGGTTACATGAACATCAACAACATCTGTTACTCCTGGGGCGGTCAGTTCCGGGAATGTCTGAAGTAATGTTTGTTGATAACTTTCGAAATAACCCATTGATTACAGTGCGCTAATTACAAAAGCAACAGACGGAGTGCCTGTTGAGATCGAGACTAGCGTACCACGAACGTATTTAACAGGGAAGTTGCTGTAATTTAATTTTGTCGTACCGTTAGCCGTGATGGTGGTATCACCAGAGCCAAGATTAAAGTAATTGGTACCATCTAAACTACCTTCCGCTCGCACCACTACATTGGTACCGATCGAGGAGACTTTGATTTGAAAAACAAAATTTTGACAGGCTGCCGTGTCTTGAACAGCCACTTGTAATGCATCAGTAGAAGTAGCAGCAGTCGTTAATGCAGCAGGATTAAAGAAAAGAGTGTCCTGAAAGAATGTACTAACGGTCATTTTTTGTAATCCAGATTAGATTTAAGCAGCCATTGGAATTTTTTATGGGCACGCCCACGCTCGACTGCTAAGTCAAGTGTCAATTGATCCCCCATGGCTTCTGCCATAGATGCTAAATTTGTAAATTTTTCGGCCAAAAGATTTTGATTTGTCGCAAGTTGACGGATAATTGCCTCTTGATCAAAACAATTTTCCAAAGGGATCGAAGGTAATGTTGAGTAAACCAAATCTTCTACAGTTTTTGGCGTTGCAATATCTAAAGAACGGATATGCTCTGCAATGGTATCAGCCCCTTCTTGCATTTCCTCGTAAATTTTTTGAGTCAATTTATGGATGGAATAAAACTTCCCACCCATTAATCCCCAATGAACCAGCGTGGTCTGATTGTAAAGGTAAATCGTATCCCGCAGACACTGCACCAGGCAGGAATAACAGGCCGTTACTTTTTCAGGTTGAATTTTAGCCATTTAATTTACCAGGCCTTGCAGCTCCAGTAGCCTGCCGTTAGTTTACTTTTCTTCTCATCACAATTGTGACGAGCCCTGAAATTTTTACGGCGCTCTGGGTTGTCACGTTTAATCTCCATATTGGCATCTCCAAATCGAATAATTTTTTCTTGCCCATTTTCACACGCTTTAACTACAGATTTTTTTCCGCCTTGAACATCTCGTCGGGGTTGATTACACTTCATCCTTTCCTTTGCCAAGCGCTTGGCTTTTGCGTGGTCAGCCATGATCACACACGCAGAATACCAAGCTCAGCCATACGTTTGATATCCCGACGCTCTTGGCCCTTTAGGGCATAGTCCCCTTCTGCAGGGATTTTTTCCCTTTGTAATTGACGAATTTCATCTTCTTTCATCGCAGCATAATTTTCATTCAAGAAAGAAGTTAAAAATTCTTTCCCTTTTTCAGCTTGCGATCCACCCGATGTAGCCATCATTTGTAATGTACGGAACCGCTGGATCCGAAGACGATAATTTTATGGAGCAGGCACCCTGATCCACCCATTGAATTAGTTTAGCAAGCCTTTGCTCGCAATAGTGGGGATGAGAAACATTAAACCACGCTTGCAATAACTGACTAGCCTTTGATCTATTGCATGAATTACACGAACACGCAAGATTAGATCTCACACTCTGACCACCTTTATGTTTAGGCAAAATGTGGTCAATAGTGGCTGTAGTTTCATCTAGCTGACGATCACAATAAGCACACTTCCAATCCCAAGCCTCAAAAATGTGGCGTCTAAACTGTTTTCGAGCGAGTTTTGGAGTTAAAACAATGAGGTTGTGGAGTAAATCCTTCTCGCAGTGGAACATGGTGTGTCATGAACCTTTAACAAAAATGTAGGGCGCACACACCTTCCCTTTAGCTGCTATGATCTGCTGGTCACGCCCCCGTGATGAAATTAGAAACCATGACTGACTTAAAATCAGTTGGCCATTGGCCTTGCAGGTGCAAGTCCTGTCGGGGGTATCAAATCACAAACTCCTCTTCCTCTGCTGGATCGTACTCAGCCTCCTCCAGGAGCCTCAGCAGGTAGTGGTGAATGCGATCTGTAGTCCAGCGTAGATCTTCATCGCTAACGTCGCACACAATGGCATTCAGGCGTAGCTCACGAGAGGGCTCACGCACGTAGTCGGCTATTAATTCAAGAGCCCTGTAACGACCCGGATTCAAGTCACCCAGCATTTATCCAAGCGCAACGTCAATAGCTTCTTTGTCATCGTCAGTATCAAGTTGTTTTTTGATAATGTCAATGATTTCAAGAGCTCCTTGGACTTTAAGATATCCCTCCTTTGTTGAAATCAGAGCAGCCTCTGCGGAGCGGATATTGTTAGCAAGAGAAGCAAGTTGTGCCTTTAAACCAGCTTCTAAATCAGAGATAATTTCGATCATTTTTTTGCTAATGGAGTAACCAGCCCGGCCAAGAACTCGATAATCCGGTACAGGCGATTGACAGAAGTATAGCTTCCCAATGCGGAAACTTCATCTTTTGGCGTCTTGGTTACATTGACAACCAAAAGAGCCAGTAAATGGAGGTTGAGAATGATTTCCATTACACTGCTAAGTGTTTTGGAAAAGTTATGGATGTGTTCCATGATTACTTTTTCTTAAATCCTATCCAACACCAACCGTTAGATCCGCCTCCGACACAAAATCTCGGATTAAAATACTTAAAGGGGTATCGGATATTTTTTCCATCTGTAGCGCCACGTCTCAACCACCCACCGTTGATTAAATCGAGGGCCCCGTATGGATCCTGTACTAACCAATAGTCTTTACCATATCCAGTAATGACAATGAAATGGCCGCTGCCAATAGGAGCAGAGTAAGCTCCATGGTGAAGAATACCAGCAGCAACTGGGAGTCCCTTTTTAATTTCATCTTTAACGTCCTCTACATCTGCGGACACCGTAAATTTAGCTTGAATCCCCAATTCTGCCAATGCACTAAAATGCGGATCCCGCTTAGTAGTATCTCCGTATTTGTTTACAATTTTTAAGTAATCAACATCATCCTTAATGCCAGGTGTGTCCAAATATTTAAGGCACATGGCGATTGAACTGGTTTGACATTGGCGCCACCCTTCAGGCCCATTGTCTTGCTGGTAGAAATATGGGAAATTACGAAGAAAATGTAAATCGTTGTCAGTAGCATATGGGTTTACAGCTGGTTGCGTTTCCAGACCACGCCAATGGGGATCAAAAACCCACCATTTACCCAAACCAAATCCAAGTTCTAAGTGGGTGTGATTATTCTTTCTCTCTAAAATAGTGCAATTTTTAATTTCTCTGTTTTGATAAATTCTTGCTTTTTGAGTATTATTTAAAGTTTCCGAGGGAATTGGTTGTTTTTTTAAATAAGTATGGGTGTTGGCTGTGATTGTAATTAATCCAGTTTTTGTTTTTGGGGCTGCTTGGCAAAACAATTCAACTTCAGTAGACCGACGCCTTGTTAATCCCGCCAATTCTTTTCCATCATTACCTTTATTCCAACGAGGTAATTCTTCTTTTGCGACGACACAAGGGCCTTCTTTTGCATTAAGTCGTCTTAATAGTGTAGATTCAGCGAATGCATTGATGCCTACATTGAAACAAAATGAGACCAGTGCGTCAAACTGAAATTGATTTAAAGGTATTTTTACTCGGCTTTTAACTGCTTCTTCAAACCTTGAAAGGTCTTTTCTTAGGAGAATTTCCGCCTGTTGCTCATTAACGCGGCTATTAACCTTTACATCGGGGCCAGTGTGTCCGTAACCTATTGTAAGAACGTCGACAGCATCATAATAGGCATCGAAACGAAGACCTTCAAACAATTTGATAAGGTCTATACCGGCTTGAGACGTTTTCATTGCACAAAACTACTCTTGTGCTTATTTTATGCAGAGTGATGCCTGAAGAGTCCAGATCACCTGCGTAAGGCACAGGTGCGCTGGACATAGTAGCGTCAAAGACTACTCACCCAGAAGGATGCTGTCAAGCTGAGATGCGTTTAAATTCTTCCATAAATTCTTTTCCCATTAGTTTTGTAAGTTCGCCAGGTTGAAGATTATTGATCCATTTCATTACTTCTTCAAAGCGACGCAAGTTTTCTTCTTCGCTGATCTGTTCTTTTTGGTCTTCTTCGTCAAGACGCTTCTTTAGCCATAAGCGTTCATCAACATGGAGATCTTCAAATAATTCTTCGATAGTGTCAAATGATTTGTATTCTTGTTCATCCGGATCGTTAAAAGATTGCTGAAGTTTTTCCCAGTCTTCATCTAATTGTTTTTCAGCCCAGCCCCAAACGCCATGTTCATAGCAGCTATCAATAGCAGCAGCTTCAATCTCTTGCTTGACGATGGAGCGAAGCATTTCGATTTGGTGTTTGTTCATGGCTAAAAACAAGAAAGCATTTTTTGAATACGCTCAACTTGATATTGGTACTCTTCCATAGCTTCAAGATCGTCAATGCCACGAGTGATAGCGTAATTACCGAGATCAAGGCGAAGCTTGTCGGTATCGCTCCAGAGGCGCTCCATTACAAACTGTTTAATTAACCGTTTGTTTTCAGCGTTCATGGTAATTAGGGAAGGTGACTACGAGGCTTCAAGTTCGGCGGCGATGGCGAGGAGACGTTGGCGGGTTAGCCGTCGCTCGTGTTGTCGAAAGTGCCCAAGGTCAGGCGCATTGGGCGGCAGATCCATTTCTGTCGGCACCACCTGATCCGCAGTAGCTCGCAGCGCGGCGGCAAGGATCTGGCGAGAGTCATAGCAGGGATGCAGGTTGCTGGCGTCTAGCACCGCCTGTGCTTCTGGGGAGAAGTCAGCCACGGTCGGCCTCCTGCTGCGGCGCGGGTTGAGCTAGGGCGGCGCGGGCTTTCCAGACAAGAGAAGACTCAGGTTCGTCGCCATAAGGTCGCTGGCATTTTTCTAGTGCGTCAACCAGCTCAGCGCACAGTGCTCGGAAGTCAGTCATTTGAAGTGCCAATCAACGATAATGATGAAAATAATCAAGACGGCAGAAAGTACCGTGGACTGGTAATCAGTCATCAAGTTGCTCCAGTGCGCGGCGGATGGTGGCTAGATCTTTCATGCCGTCAGAGAAAAATTCGCCAGTTGATTCAATACGACTTAATCCAATCAGCGCCTGCTCCTTCAAGCTCGGTGCCTTTGGGCGGCGGGCGGCGCGAAGATCACCTGGAGCAAACTCGGTCACTGCGTGGCAGTGCAGCCACTGACAACACGCCTTCAATTCTTGATCGGCACCCCATTGGGCAGCGCGGGTGGCAATCACGATTGCAAGATCAGACGTGCTCACTGATGCGTTGCGAGCGTCGTCGAACCACTGCACCACCAGCTCTGGCGCCGGGGCAATTGGATGCCTGTAATCTTGTTGGGTCATGGTTTCTAGGGAACTGTGGCCAGGGGCAGGGTGTTGACGCACGCCTGCCCTCACACACTACCACACGGCGTCAAGCCCAACCATCCGGTAATTCCAGACAGTTGAGCCAGGGCTCGAATTGAGTAGGACTACTCTGCGCCGGGCAGTCGCTGCTCGGCAATACTTGCCTGATAAGCAGCAACCACTTCGTCAGTCCAAAGTGCAGCAGCTACGGCTTGCAGCTCAGCGCATTCGCCGCTCACGTCAGCACCAGGAGCACACACATGGCGATGGTATATCCTGCTTATCTCCACACCATCTTTTTCAATGATGTCTGCTCGTCGGCATTGAAGGATTGAGTATGGAGGCACTACCTCAACCTGGTGCTCGGAACGCTCGCTTAAAGTGGTCATGATTAGTCTCCTAAGTGATTAAACATTGTACGATCCGCTGAGGTACAGGGTTGCGGATGTGTCCATACTTACTGATCCTGAAGCGCCACCTCCGACAGGCATTGTAAACAAAGCAATATTGGCGGTATTCTGCGTAACATATGCGCCCAAAACTGTTGAAGCACCTGTACTCAAAAATCCGGCCGCAGCCGTTAATAAATACAATCCCGTAATTGGAGCCGAAACGAAAGGAAGTCCACTAACATTTATGCTTCCTGTTCCAGTATGTGCTGTCCAATCTACATAAATATCAAAAATAACTCTTCTCCCGATTTTGACATAAATGCCGGTTTGTCCAACATAAGTTCCAGTACCCGGAGTACTTGTGCCGATTACTGTTGGGGTAAATGTCCCCTCCTCGTAATCGTCCAGCGTGTTTGCATTGCTTGCTGCAACTGCCGTTGCGGGAAAGGTGATGCCGCCAGAAAGTTCTAGTACGCCTCCATTAGCAGTGGCAGTAGACGTGCCAACTAACAACCTGCCGGAGCTGTCGATGCGCATCCGCTCGGTGTCGCCATCATAGAAACCCATGTTATTTGAGCTATCTACGCCGATCTTGCGAGCCCACCCGTTAGTAGCATCCCGCAAAACAAGCTGCTTGTTGGAAGCGTCAAGCGTGGAATTGATGACTACTTGACCACCGCTAACTGAAGTAGTGCCAATCCCTACCGCTCCTGTTGAGGTAATGCGAACGCGCTCGGTGGGAGTTGCTGACCCATCTGAGGCCGTGAGAAAAACGAGCCTGCCCGGCATGTCGTTGGCGCCGGGGGTGCCGTCTACCTCGCCTTTAATTGAGGCGCTTTCAACAAACTCGCTACCATCAGATCCTTGAAATGAAAGAAAACCTGTTTCATCGCCTGACTGCAAAATTGTATTTCCGCCAATACCACCACTTCTTTGATGGGCAAGAGTTAGACGTGCGCCTTGAAATCCTGCCGTTGCAGACGTAAGTAAAGCCTGAGACGTAACAGTGGTGTCGGTTTCAACTTGGAATAAAGCACTATACGAGGCATTAAATATATTGTTACGCGCAGAAGACGTTCCAACCAGAACCCGGCCACTGGAGTCGATGAACAGCCTGCCAGTGCCATTAGTTGAGATGGCTACTTGGTCTGCACCAGGGGAATAAATGCCGGTGTTCGGATCAGTTGTAAAACTGAAACTAGGAGCTGCAGCCGTACCGAGAGAAACAGCTTCAATTTGACCAGCAGAATCAATGCGTAATCTTTCAGTTCCAGCCGTTGTAATAGAAACCTGATTAGCAGCTGAATTGTAAATACCAGTATCTAAATCCGAATCGAACGTAATGCTCGGAACTGCAGCTGAACCACTTGGAAAATTAGCGCCGACATTAACGTAATCAGCGCCAGCCAGAATTACACCGAAAAAGTCCGCCCCTGTACTAGGAGCTGAGCTGAAGATAATATTTCCCCCACTGATCCGAAATCCTTCGGTACCGCTGTCATCGGGTCGTTGAACGACACCTGCAACAGAAATTAAACATTGGTTGGAGTTGATTGGAAATGGAACTGGAGCGGCACCGCTTACCAATAAAGGAAAAGATGTCGTTGAACTATTAAAAGAACCACTGATATCATCAATGTTGCGATACGAAGGTTGCGCAACTTGTAGATCGTTCCCTAAATACGGCACCGTTTTAGCTTGTAATCTCTATTGAATTATTCTAACTGACTTGTGTTTGGCCCATCAAGAGATGGTTTTACCGGCCATACGACCTCGGAAGGTTCAATTCCCTCGTACCTTTGTGGTAAGTCTCTTAAGAACTGACGATATTCCGCCCAGGCTGCTGGGTTGATTGTTGATCCAGGGGTCATTACCCAGTCTGTCGATTTTAACAAATAGTTTCTCTTTAAACGAATTGACTCCCAATCATCATCTTGTAAATTTAAAACAGCTTCTTCAAAAATTCGACATTCTAAGATTTCAAGTTTATTATTAATTTTTTCAAGTTCTTGCGCAACTTCTGCTTTAAATTGATTTAAAGCAGACAAAAATGCAGTTGCAGTTTGATTGCCGGTTAGGCCCATAATTAAGGGGTCTGCTCAAGGTAGCTGACGGCAATATCTAATGCAGTAGAAGTATCACTACGTGCCCGCAAAACATCACTAGACTCCATAATGACCTTGTTACCGCTGATAAGCTCAAGAGAAGATCCAGCAGGGACCGGAGCATTTCGAATCAAATAAACATCATCACCGGTATTAGTGACTAAATATACATCAACATTAGAACTTGTACCGGTCTTATTCGAAACAAGAACACTTAAGACAATAATCGTTGCAGTCGCACCTGCACTTAAAACATTAGTTGTTGTGTTGCTGACTGCATCGGTAACCAAGCTTGATTTGGTTTCGATTTTAAAAGTATTGGCCATATCAGCTTAGGGCAACAATAAGTGCAAGGTTTTCAGTGGAATTAAAGGCCCCTGTCACAGTTAAACCACCAGTGATGGAAACGTTGCCAGGGATGGTAACCGATCCAGATGAATCTATTGTAAGCCTAGCAACACCTCCTGTCACAAGTGCAATTTGATCGGTGCCAGGGCTAATGATACCTGTGTTTGGATCTCCGGCAAATTTTAAAGCGCAACTACTTAAAGATCCTAATGAGAATGCACTATTTGTCCCATTTTCAAGAAGAAGGGGGTATCCCCCAACTTGCAAAGCATCATGAACAACACAAGTATGCTTTGTAAGATCAACAGTAACTTCTCCTACAGCACCTGTAAAAGTCGCTGTTTCCGCTGAAGTTCCGCGCCGGAATTGTACTTGCGTTGCCATAATTCTATCCTAATGCAATTGCAATTGCCGTTGCAAAATCCTGAGTGGAAATCGTACCATTTTCATCTGGTACCGTCATTGTACGAGTTGTTGTGGTTGAGATGCCAGAGCATTCAAATGCCAATTGTTTTGTTGCGTCTGAATTGTCTCGAACTCGAAACCCGTTATCATCCGTAATAAGAGCAGAGGAGGTAAGAGATAAAAGCCCAGCAATTGTGGTAACAGTACTGCCCAGTGCAACTGCAGTTGAGCCGATGGTTACTGAACTATTCTGAAGCTGGCTATTTGGAATGTTACTTGTACCGAACTCGCCGGTAGTACTGTTGTACGTAAGACCAGAACCTGCAGCTACAGATAAACTAGTCAGCAGCGCAACCGTACCAGCTGCATCTGGGAACACAATTGCTCGATCAGCAGTTGGATTTACAACAGAAAGTGTTGTTTCAAAAGTATCAACACCGCTTCCCTCAAACGTGATGCCAGAACTGTCAAGAATGATGGAGTTTGAAGTACCAACAGCACCGACGTTAATTGCAGAACTTGTTACTGCAGTTAAGCCATCAAGTGTTGTTGCCGTGGCACCTAACGAAATAGAAGTACTGCCAACGGTGACGCTGCTATTTGCTAATTGAGCGTTGGGAATAGCATTAGTCCCAAACTCGCCGGTAGTACTGTTGTACGTAAGACCAGAGCCAGTTGCAACACTGAAGTGAGCTCGTACATCAGCAGCACTAGGACCAGTGTAAGTAATTACTCCAGTACTATTGTCGTACGATAATGATCCATCGCCTCCAGTATCTGTAACTGAAATTTGTTGTCGAATATTAGAAGCAGTTACAACACTAAAGGTAAATACACCTGTGCTGTTGTCGTACGACAGACTACCAAAACCAGAACCGCTGTTCCCTGCACTAAAATGTGCCCGAACTTCTGTGGCAGATGGGCCGGTATACGTAATTACACCGTTCGAATTATTGTAACTTAACGATCCGTCACCGCCAGAATCAGTGACAGAGATAGACTGCCGTGCTCTGGTATCTGTGTAATATAGATTTGTGCCTTCAGCAAGATCAGTTGTCGTGTTGCCAGCAAAATCTAGTTTGTCTGTAGGGGTATTTAACTCTTGAAAGAGTCCCCCAACTAGTACAATTGCTTTTTTCGTGGCCATATTAACTAAGGAGCACGGGGGGTTCTAATTGAATGGAAAATTCACTGGTTGATACAGCTTCTCCAACTCTAACGACATACTGACCTGGCGTATTCGGAACAGTAGTGGTGATGGCACCAGCAGATGCAGCAGATAAGAAGTAATGATCTCCGGCATCTAAACCAGAAATTGCTTCAACACCTGTGACTAAAATTTTTACAATTTCGCCAGTGCTTTTTGTTGTATCTGCAAATCCTACGACATAAGCCTGATCCAATGTACCGCTTGCAATGGCTCTACCAGCAAGACCATCGGTCGCCCTTAGGTATAAAGCTTCTCCTTGAGAGACATTTTCAAAAACTTC